CAATAATCCCCGTATATTTGTTGCTTCGGGAAATGGGCGTCCCCACGGGGGTATGGGGCGCAAGGACTCGGACGAATTTGGGGGAGACGGTAATTTTCAGATCATCAAAAACTCCATGTACACATTTGCCGACATTGGTGGCTACGACAACATCAAGACCGAGCTGCTTCAAACCGCCGACATTCTGATCAACTACGAGAAATACCGCAAATACAATGTACGTACCCCGAAAGGGATGATTTTCGAAGGTCCCCCGGGTAACGGTAAAACGCTGATGGCCAAGGGATTCAGCGGTGAACTGAACGTGTCATTTATTCCCGTGTCGGGCAGCGAATTTTCCGAAAAGTATGTGGGAGTAGGAGCTTCGCGCGTGCGAGAGTTGTTCAAACTGGCCGAGGAGAACAAGCCCTGTATTATTTTCATCGACGAAATCGACGCTTTGGCCCGTAAACGCGGAAACGACATGGTGAGTTCAAATTCCGAAAAAGACCAAACTCTGAATCAGCTGTTGATTAACCTCGACGGGTTCAAACATTCCAACGGAATATTTGTGATTGGGGCCACGAACCGCATGGACCTGTTGGATCCGGCCTTGGTTCGCGCTGGGCGTATGGACAAGAATATTTTTATCGGGAATCCGGACGCAGACACGCGGCGGGCCATCTTACGTATCCATGTAAAGGGCAAACCGTTGTCACACGATGTTAGCATGTCGGCCCTCGTAGAAATGACGGGAGGGTTTTCCGGAGCACAAATAGAGAACCTGTTGAACGAGGCCATGTTGCGGGCATTGCGTGAGAACCGCGAAATCATTCAAATGAACGATTTGGAGTACATTACCAACCGGGTGTTGGCGGGATGGCAATCCACGGAATCCAAGTATTCCGAGGACATTATTCACCGTATTGCGATTCACGAGATGGGCCACGCCGTCGTGGGATTTTTCTCGGAAGCGCATCCCCGTTTGAGTAAAATTTATTTGAATTTGTGGTCACCCAAGAGACCCGGATACACCGTGTTCGAAAGCAACGACGAGGACGTGAATATTTACACGAAGGAGGGGCTGTTTTCCCACTTGATGGTGCTGTTGGGCGGACGAATTGCGGAGGAACTGTTTTTCGGGTACTCTGTGACGACGGGCGCGCGCAAAGATTTGGACGAGGCTTACAAGTTGGCCCAGAACATGATCATTCAATACGGTATGGGAAAACAGACGATTTATCCCGACCTGAGCGACCAGTCCAAGTATCTCATTGATCAAGAAGTCAATATGTTGTTGGTCAAGGCGAATGACGCGGCAGTGGAAATACTGACGAAATCCAAGGCGTTTATGTTGGAATGCGCAAAACAGTTGAAGGAGACCCACACATTGAAGGCGGAGCAGATGGTGGACATTGTCCGTGTAGGCCACCTAGATTTGTGGAAAGAATACAATGTTACTCGGTATTTGATGTAAGGGAAAATTGATTATATTTACATGATAAACAACACGTAAATATAATGTGTCGGCGATCCACGATGTCCGAACCCTACCAAAAAGATATGATAGTGGCGATGATGAGAGAGTCCGCACTAATGGATATGGAAGAGGCCCACAAAAAAATTGCGGAACACGTTCCGTGCGTTGTGTTTTTATTATTTGCTTGGTGGGGTTTGAATATGATATATGCTATAGGACTTAGGAACGTGTGGATTACCACACTGGTCGTGTTAAGGAATGCTACGGTGGTCGTGTTATGTGTCGGCGGGTTCATCGGAATCTTCCTTCTTCGTAATGTTGTTATTTATGACCGAAAATATATTGGCGGGTAATGTTGACTTTACCCGTTCAAGGGTGTACGCTAATTTCCGATTTTTTTAGATGTCGAGGGAAATAACGTTGCGGTCGGACCGCGGCTTGCGCCGGTTAGTACGCTTGGGCATGGCCGAATTTTGTAAATCCTTCAAACTCGCAATACTAATCATGGAATCGCCCTCATTAAATTCTTGGGTGGGGGGCTGGTGAATATCCACCGTTTTGGTCTTGAGGCCCGCCAAAATATTGTCAATGTCCGTCATTTTCGGTCCGGTCATCTCGGGGCGTGGACCCGTAAAAGCTTGCGTAGAAGGTTGAGATGGCTGAGGAGGCGGCATAACAGGATTAGTGTTTTGATATCCCGTATTCATTTCCACCCCTTGCTCGCGGAACATGGCGCCTCGACCCATGGCAATGTCGGGGCGGTTGGTGGCCGGCCGCCCGTCTTGGTTGGTGAACTGCATGCCGGGACGCGCACTCGCAGGAGGAGCCGATTGGTTGCGCGTTTCTACAGGAGCAGGAGGTGGGCCCGTCATGGGACCCTGTGGTGCCCGGTTGTTGTTCAACAGCTCACTGGCAAATGCCATTCCCGGAGCCTGGTTTTTCATAGAATCGACGGTGGCGTTCGTAAACATGCGCATCAATTCGGGACTCTGACGCATAATCTCACTTACCCCGGGAGCGGCACTAGAAAGAGCCCGGTTGCTGAAATGAATCACACTGGCACTGAACCCCAGCTTCAATAACAAGGCCAGTTCGGGACTCATTTTCCCTCCCTTGTACTTGTCGTGCAGCTGCTCGAAGATTTCACCGTAACTGTCAATGTCTTCACTCACGGATTCACCCCATCCGTCCAAATTAATGTCAAACGGGTTGAACATCGAGTTGCCGTATTCAATCGTGTTAATCGCCGTAATCATCCAATTTTGCTGTAATTTCACGGCATCGCGCTTGCGCTTATCCTCCAACGCGCCCTCGTACTCGTCCTCCACCTCATCGTAATTGGAATCCATGGTAAAACGCGACGAAGTCTTGATGATTCCCTTCTCGTACCATTCCTCTAAATTACGAATCATCGTCCTCTTTTTCCGGCGCTTCTCGCGTTCCGACAAATGAGCAGACGACGAGGAAGTCGTCCGGGGAGGAACGTCATTGACACGGCTGTATCCGTCCCACGTTTTGGTGTTGCCGCCCATGGAATCCGCCGTAGCCTGTCCCACCCGAGAATCCGTGGTATCATCTTCTGTAATAATTTTAACAGACTCGTCACCCTTCTTTGCGCCGCCGCCGCCGAATCCGCCAAAGAAATTGGAGAACCCGCCGAAAACCTTGCTTTCGCCGCCACTCGGCTTGGCGGCACCCCCCGAGGTAGCCGCTCCCACACTGTCCGATAAATTGTTGAGTTCGTTCTCCAGATTGTCTAAATCTTTCATATCAATCGTCGTGGCGTGGTTGGAACTGCGATTTTTATCATTCATTAATAATTCGATACCCGACCCAAAATTCACGGATTTTTGAGTCGCCGCCGGTTCTCCAAAATCAATGTTGATTGACTCTAAATTATCTAAATTCAGGTCGATGGTTTCCATGTTAAGAATATTATACTACTACAATTTTTATTTTTAAGTTCTCCGCGTGTAATAATATTTATTCCTTGGAAAGATACCACATTCCTTGTAGAAAACAGTCGGCCAAATCGTCCTTTTTGGGGGTATCGAGAACCGGTAACCAGCGGCGAAAATCGGGTTTATTCTCCAATAATTGTTTGGCATATACAATTGAATCCGCCTTGTGTTGCCGGTATTTCTGGGACACGGTGGTACTCGCCGTAGGCAAGGTCTTGTCCGCGAAATTTTTCAGTTTGTTCTTGGAAGAAATGAATTCGAGAACCAGGTCGGTCTCGTCGGAATGCCGCATGATGAAATACTGTGTCAACAATCCCTGTATGATTGACATACGTGAAGCCACCGTGGATATTTGGTTTTCAATGAGAACGTGGGTAACGTCCTGCATTGCGGGTATGGCATTGAATAACGTCTTAATACGCTGGCCGATGTGAATGATGCTACAATCGTCAGCGCGCGACTTGGCGTATGTAATGGGAATCAGACACCGCGCCAAGTAATAGGCGGTCATTTTTTCGATGAGAACCGTGCGTTTCTCGGCAGAATCCGTCTCGGGAACGCCCAGTTGGAGAACCAGTGCCCGAAGTTCTCCTAGTTTTAATTTTTTAATGTGCGGTGGAGAACGTTCACGGGTGGGCAACATGTACTCGCATTCACGGGCATGTTTGTCGCAAAAACAGGCGTCTGATTTTCCCGGTGCTTGAAATTTAGCCTTTTTACCACACGGTTTGCGGTTTTTCAAGGTAGC